AGCAGCATTAGTTCTATTTGTTGCCTCAGTTGTATCAGCAAATGTAACAGAAACGCCATTATCATATTGCCAATCAGAACCATCTACTCTTACTTTATTAATACCTGCTTCATCATATCTAATTCCACCATCTCCATCAGAACCAAACTGAACCTTAAGATCATCATCAATTCTAAAATTAGCAGCTCCAAAAACTCGATCTAATCTTAAAACGTTTACTACTGGATCAAACTTAAGTTCGAGATCTCCAGTAGTACCAAATTCAAGTTCTTGACTATCTTCTATTACAATCTTACCAGCACCTGCAGCACGGAAGATCATATCTTGATTGTCAGTGTCAGTTTCAACTACATTACCGTCTATATTAATATCATCTACTCTAAATCTATCTACTTTACTGTCGCTATCAACAATAACTCCAGAATCTGCAGTAAGAGTTCCATGAACATGATCTAACATGTCAGTGAAATACTTACCTCCAACTACTTGAACTGTAGTATTATTGTCACCAATGAAGATTCTATCTCCTCGGTTGACCTGTGTACCAGTACCAACCGTTAAAGCTAATTCACCAAATTCTAAAGAACTAGGTACGGTTGTGCCAGTACTTCTTTTTACTAGGATGGTTGATGCCATCAGAAGCTACCCCCGTTGACTGTTACGTGATTAAGAACATTTGTTGTTTGAAATTTCTGACTCGCAGAGTCATATACTAAAACATAACCATTAGCAAGTCCAACTGTACTTGTATCAACGTCAGCAAGGTTTTGTAGGGTTGCTGCACCACCTATAGCGATTCGAGATACCTGTGGAGATACCTGATCTCCAAACCTAACTCTAGTCATACTGTTACTCCTTCTACGATAGTTATTACACCCTCCAGAATTCTGGATTTTACATTCTGAGCTGATGTTACCACAACGTCATAAACATATTTACCAGGAGTCATTGCTGCTGTTGTAGCATTACCTAAAGATATAGTAATAGCACCAGAAGTTACTGGAGGTACAATTAGTACTCCAAAATCTGTTGAGGTATTACTTGTGTAGTGCTTCTTTATCTTTCCTGCAGCTGTGAAACCAGTCAAGTCAAAACTTGATCCGTTATCATTAGTTACATAGAAAGTATTTGTAAAATCAGCACCTTGATAAGCAATTAAATTAGTTACCGCAGCTAGCATTACTTATTCCTACATCATTTTGTATTTATACCAGTTGTCAATTTAACTAACAACTGTTTAATTTCTGAAATTTCTGACTCCAATTGAGATAATCTATCTCTATCTAATTGTCTTTGATTACGTTGAGATATGTATTTTTCATATTCACTACGATCAGTATTCACTATTGCTCCTGTAATAGGATCACGTGCTAGATTTGGATTACCATCTACTGGTATTAAGCGAGAGCTATGCATCTTAAATCTTTAATAATAGGTACAATAGCAGCATTACGAGATCTCATTCTAATTTTAATTTGATACTGTGTAAATTGTTGAACTGAATCTTTTTGATAAGTGTAATCAATAAAATTAAATTCATTTTTACTATTACTATAATTGGTAGAAGTTACCTCCTCCCATTGTTGATCCTCTGGACTAGTTTCATCACCTGTTAGTAATTTAACATAAAGATCAATATCAGTTTCTGATGAATTATATGCAGCAAAATCTACTCTTAGTGCAGTGCATTCATTAGCAACTGTTATTAATTTAGTGATATAATTTGCACCATTGAAATCTTGCTTTGGACTTGAACCAATATCATAATCACTATCATCATTAAAGAAGAACTCTTTATCAAAAGTTCCATCAAAATCAGTGACCCTATTTCCAGTAGTCACAATACTCATTCTGTCTTGATCTATTACAGGACTTAAATTATCTTTTGAACTAGAAAGTGTAAATTGTAATTGTCCAGATTTAGAACCAACCATCTGCTTTTCTTCATTAATAGCAGATGCAATAAGTTTAGGTACAATATAGTAATTATGTTCATTTAATGCAACAGGACTAAATTCAGAATCTCTTTTATAAGATCTCTCAGTTGGAACAGCAGCTGCTGCAGGTTTACTGTAATTAGATGTTCCTATTGATGATCCACTAGTGCTTCTAAATGTAGCATCTACAGCAGTGCCAGGTAACTCTCTATAACCTATTAAAGGCATCATTTGATGATATGCAACATTCTTACTTGCAAATACTTGATTACCACCAAATGTAGTATTAGTAGTAGAAAGAGTCCTTGGTAAAGAACTTAAATCAATTTGATAACTATCAAGAGTTATATACTCTAATTGATTATGGACTTTATTGATTTCTGTTAATGGTATTCCATTAACTACATAATGTTCTACTTGCCATCCAGAATCTTTTTTAAATCCACTACTTGGTGCTTCACCTTCTACCAATGCAATAGTAGAAATTGTATATTGATTATTAAGTTGATTACTAACACCAGTTAATGGATTATAACTATAAACACAATCTCCTATTTTTACAAAAGCAGGATTTGAATTTGATGGTAATAGTCCTTTAATAGGATTAGTAAACGTTACAGTTACAGCATTAGAAGTGAGAGCTGCTGCACTTATGGTGATTGTTGTTCCGTTAATATCTGTTACTCTAGTATTGGCAGCAAAATCATTACCACTAGCAGTAGTAACAATATCTCCAACTTTTAAATTAGCGTTACTAGAAACAGTAAACGTAGTTGAAGCACTTAACACTACACCTGATTGGTCTGTTGCTAAGTATTTAAATCCATCATATGATCCTGTTAAAGTTATTGCTGATCCTGCAGCACCATTGTAATCAGCGTCTAAATCAGCAAGAATCTCACTACTTACACCCTTTAACTGCACATAAGATGCTGAATCATACATTCCATGATTCTTATGATAGACCTTCATTCTACCATTATTAACAGTCAGTTCAATAGGATCTCTTCTTAATTTACTATAAAATAGATTTCCACTAGTATCTACATTCATAGTAATACTAGGAGTTTCATTTATATTGAATTTTGCTCTAAATATCTTAAATTTCATATCTTGCATTTCTGCAGTTGTCCATGTAGATGCGTTTTGTGATTTAAATAAAACACCTGCATATGGTTGTTTAGATATTCTCTCTCCAGTTAAATCATCTTTACCCATTTCAGATAACCAAACTTTATATTCAACTGAAGATGTCAATAAAGCAAAACAGTATTCTTTTCTTTCTGTTAAGTAAACAGGAGTTTTAAATACAAAACTAGTTGCAGTTAGAGCATCATCTGATATATTAACATTAGATGGATCTAAGTTTACAGTACCTAATATTGTAGGAGAAGGATAACCATTAACCATCTCTCTAATTTGCATTGTCACAGGTAATGCAGTATCTTTTGTATTGAAGAAAACATCAATCTTAGATATAAAACATCCACCTGCCTCTTCAATCAAGAATGACTGTGCAAGAGGATCATACCAACCACCTGCTCTAGTTTGAGTTGATGAAGTTGTTATTGTTCTAGTATCAGATACTGTATCATGCACAATATCAGCATTTCTTACTAAAAGTACATCACTTTGTTTAGTTAATATAGTACCATTTGCACTATATGTTCCTTCAGCAGAACTGTCAGCATCGCCAGGAACTAATGAATTAGATGGACTATCAGTTAATCTAACAATAGATTCTCCAGTTTTCCATCTTGGATTAGCATCATCGTTTGGATCAGGGATATAAATACTTGCTCTTAAATTACCTTTATCGTCAGCAATAAGATGTTTTTTAGTTACAGTAGCAGTAGCACCACTAGTTACACCAGAAATAATATCTCCTTCTAAAAGATAACCACCCCTTAAATCTCCATCTAATTTTTGCATAGATGATATGTTTAAGTTAAGGAAAGTAGATGTAGTACTATATGCAGTAGCTGTAATTGTATTACCAGTATATGGGTCTACAGTATACTTCTTACCAAGACCATCAATTTCTTCTTGAGGTTCCCTTAACTGACATCTAAATTTTCTATTAACATTACCAGTTACTACTATATCTTCATTAGTAGAAAATGCTACTGATCCAGCAGTCATAGAAATTTCAATTATTTTAGGTGTTGTGAATGAAGAAATATCTTTTCCATCTAAAAATGGATACACTCTAATATTTGGTTTCAATCTATATCCAGTAATAGAGAAGTTTCTAGATCTCTTAAAATGAGCATATTTTGTATCAACAACTCTATCTCCAAGTACTTTTCTATCAACACGTGGTGTTACAAATGCTCTTACACCACTTCTAGATTGATCAGAAATTGTTGTAGTTGTTGTTTCAGTAACTTTTCTAATATATGGATGTTGATTACGTCTCTCTGTACGTGTATTGCTACTTGTAGAACTACTTGTCCATTGTGTTTCCCATGAGTTCCATTCTGTAGGACCAAAACCAGTATTAGGATCTATATTTAAATTACGTTGTACAGCAGCAAAATCTCCTTCTACATCTGTTAATGATTCTGGTAAACGTTCTTCATCTATCCAGTCATCAGATGCTGGAAATACATTCATTAAACCAACCCATGATACCACCGCAAATGGGTTAACATTTTCTAATACACAAGCATATGGTTGCTCAACTAATAATTGATCAGTATAATCAAGCATTAACAAATCACCTTTCATGTAATTTGTAGGTTCAGTATCATAAACTAAAGTGCTATTAGTAGTATAATGTTGTGGTCTCAATTCACCCAAAGATGTATCCATAGAACACTTATAGTTTGGATGAATAGGATTACCAATCATATGTGAAGAGAAGTTATCTACTAAGAAACCATTCTTCAATCTATTGTTACCACTACCATCATCAACAAATAAATTTTTAGTATCAGTTTCTAGTAAACTTAATTGTGTATAATATTCTATATTTTGAATTCTACTTTCAAGACCACCAATATCTTTCATGGTGTATCTTCTTTGGAAATGTCTCTTTATTTTAACGTCATTTAAATCTCTGATATATGGAGGCATTTGAATAGTCAAAACCTTCATTGCATTAGCAAGTGAATCTGAAGGTTTTTCTGGATTTAAACTAGGAATACCTTTTTTATTAATAAAATCACCATTTTTATCAAGATATAAATCATCAGTTCTTGCTAAGTAATATTCAAGATCACCATCAGTAGTACCGCTAGGTAATAAAAATATACCAGTTTGAGCAAAGTTAGTATTTGCAAAAGTGCCACTAGGAGATGTCAAAGATGTTCCAGAAACAATAGTTCCTGTATTGATAGTGTATACAGCATCAATCTCACCATTCCCATTTAAGATAGGATCAGCATCAATTCTCCAATCAAGAACATCACTTAAATAACAAGTTTCACCACCATACTCATAACTAGGAATATTATCAAAATCAGCATCATAATAGGATTCTCTACTAGCAAATACTCCATCATTATTAACTGTCTCAAAATGATCAAAAATAACTACAAGTTTACTAGTTTCTGATATAGAACTATCAGGAGAAACTTTCACTAACCTACCATAATTAAATGCTTGATCTCTTTGACCATCATCTAAAACATATCTGTCTTTAATATTTGGTAAACCATGATTATTAATTGTGTTTATAGATCTTTCTGCAGAACTATTATATCCAAATAAAGTTTCATTAGCAATAAAGTTTGTATTACTTAAATAAACGAAAAATAATTCATTACCTGATTGTTTAATTACTCTTCCCTTTGACCCACTAGTTCTACCAACTATTACTTCTCCAACTTCAAAAGAAGTTGTTGCTGAAGATGATTGTAAAGTAACTTTAGGTACAACAGATGTTGATGCTGTAGTGCTAACAGGTGTATTGTAGATTGCATGTATTTTAGAAACTTTAGTAGTACCAAGAGATAATATCTCATTATTAAGTGGATATACAGCATTATTAGTTAATTCAATACATCTCATCTTTTTGTGTGAAATAAGATGTTGAGTTGGTGTATCAATTTTTTGAGGTCCTATTACTACAAATTGCTGACCTGCATTACCTACTTGTGCTGTTAATGTTCCACCAGTAACACCTATAGAAGACATAGAAACACTTACGCCAGCAGCACCTTGTATTGCCACTGTATAATCATCTTGATTAGTAGAGAAATAATTTCCAGAACTTGAAAGTATACCACTACCATCAATGGAACCAGTTTTAATAGTTTGAACTGATTGAACTTTAGTATCAGTAACTGTTTTTATACTACGACCTTCACTAACCTTAAAGAATAAAGGTTTTGGCGTACCCATAATTTTATTAATAGGATAGTTACTACCACCAGAAACAGTATCATTAGTCCAGTTTATAACACCACCAATGTTTATTTTACCATTTACTAAACTTTGAATGCTTTTATCAGCAGAAATAAATGTAACATTTACTAATCTAATTAATGTTTTCTGACTAGTTCCACCTATTTTAACATCTTCATGAGCAACAAATACTGCATATCCAATTACAGTGTTACCAGAATCTAGTAAAGCAACTTTAGTTGCTCCAGTTAAATTATCTTGAATTTGAGCTCTTGTTAAGAATCCATTATTAGTTGCAGTACCTAATACAAATTCTGTACCTCTACCGTCTGTTGGAATTGTTGAGTTATTTACTAACTCAGTAGTTCTTGGTTTTTCTATGTCAACATGAGTTGTTTGTAAATTCTCTAACTCATAACCACGAACATATGATTTACCTGGCGATACTGATATTTCAAATAAATCTTTAGTTGGTGTATTATCATCATCTGTTGTAGTATTAACTTCAAATATACCATTGTTTATACCGTTATTTAAACACTCATTTTTAGTAAAATCATAAGGTCGTACTTCATAATCTCCAGATTCATCATATGTTCTTCTTGCAAGAATGTCCTCTATATTTGATGTTTCTCTATCTTGTCCTAAATTTTTAGTATATCCTTCATCTAAACGTAAAAGTTCAATAAAATCAGTAGCAGATGTATCAGTTAAGGATTTCTTAGATAAAATTGCCTTTAATTTTAATCTATGTGCACCAGGTGCAGAATAGTTAGAATATCCTTGAGATGGATCTGTTAGTGATGTATCTTCCTCTGGAGTTACAATTTCTTCTAGAATTTGTAGTCCAACTTTGTATGAAGGAGTTGTACCAAATTGATCAAGTACAATTTCTTGCTCTTCTACTTTTACAAAATGACCTTTAGTAAAATAGACACCTTCAGTAATTTTAGCAGAAGAACCTGTATAGTTAGAACTAGTACTAACACACTTAGCAAAGTCAGTATTTTCCTGTATAACTGTAGTTCCAATGCTAAAAGAATCTTGTGCTAGTAAAATTTCATCATCAGCAAATGATCCACTAGTATTAGAATTGCCAGCAGATGTATATTTTACATATAAAGTTGTCTTACTCTTTTCTGACTGTTCAGATGTTAATGCATTAACTACTTTTGCCTTAACTCCTGTTGTATTACCAATAATAGTTTGTCCTACAATGTAAGGTGTAGATGAACCTGTAGGTGTAGCAACCAAAGCATTACTCGGTATACCAAAATATTCTTCCTCTATTAATATTGCAGTATATTGTAAATCAAAACCTACTTGACCAGGTACCACCTGATCTCCTTCTTTATAAACACTCTTTCCAAACTTTTCTATCTGATCTTGTAAAATAGATTGTGCTTGTGTAAGTTCTCTAGCCTGAAGTGGATATCCAGGACGAAATAGTACCCTATAAAAATTCTTATCAGGGTCAAAATCCTCAAAGTATGGAGGTGTATTAAGATCTGTTGACTGAGGCATTTTAGAACTCTAGGATAATCTTAAAATCTTCTGTTTGGTCTTCGGCTCTCGAAATTGTAGCCCTATTATCTATGTAGATGATTTCACCAGAACCTCTTGTTAGTTCTGAATCTTTTACTGCTGTTGAAGCATCAGAATCAATAGTTTTTTGCTCTACACTTCCACCTACAGGAACAATATTAATATTCTCACCAGCAACAAAATTAGGTTTTGTACCTGTACTAGTTAGACCATATTCTAATTCGTTTTCTTGTGAATAATATATTGTATGAATAGTACCAGAAGTTTCATAATGTATAATTCTTCCACCAGCACCACTAGTAATACCAGTTATTTTGGCATCATCATAATAACCATCAGTAGATGTAGATAATGCTGAAGTTATCTTAAGTTGCTTTGTACCAACTGCAATACCAGAAGATGTACTTACAATTGGATTATAAAGTAATCCAACAACACGAAAATCATTACCAAAGAGGAAATCATCCTTTTCCAATTTGGCATGCATTGCTATTCTATATGCACCTAATTCTCTACCTATCTGTTGTCCTAGTCCTTCTTTACCTGTAATGATTGGTTTTAATATTCCATTTGAACCAGTAGATAAATTAACTTGACCAAATGTATAACCCTGACCAGGATTAACTACCTTAACTCCAGTTATACCACCACTTTGATTAGTAGATGTAATTCTAATTTTACCATTAGTACCATCACCTACAATATCAAACTCAGTGTTTGCTAAGTATCCTGTACCTGCAGCATCTATTAATACATTATAAATTGAACCACCATAGTTAGCAGCTGGTGCTATTACATTTGATTGATCTATTGCACTATCCTCTGGAATAGGAACATACTCATCAGTTTTAAACTTTTCAAAATCATTTGCATTTACAGTAAACATATACTTCCAAATATACCCATCAGGTAAAGTAAAGGGTGCACTAGAAGTAGATGTTGGTTCTGAAGTAGATTCTCCGTTACCATTATTATCTAAACACTTATAAACTTTATATTCTGAAGTTACAACATAAAAATTAGTTTCATATAAATGTTGTTCAAAATTATTTGATTGAACATATGTTTTCACATTACCAACAACATTAGTGACATCACCATAATCATGACGATATATGTCATAAACTGATCCAGATGACCATTTATTATTTCTAATAACTGAACGCATCTCAGCAGAAGTAACTCTTTTTAAACCAATTATTTGATCATATATCTTAAATTGTTGACTTTGATTATCAATAGGATCATTTGCTACATTAGTCGGAGTACCATCAAACTCCGTCCAAGTAGTTGCTTTCGCAAAAAACAACCATACCTCTGCTAATGCAGACGCAGGAAGTGCTGAAACACCTGATATACCAGGTATCTCTTTAAGAGCAATAGCATCTTTGAACTTCTCAGCAAATACTACTCTAAATTTATCAGTTAAAATCGCTGCCATTGTCTGACGGTTTTCTTTTTATTTATAGGACTAGAAATTATAAATAAACCCTACTTTTAAGAGCAAATGCTCAGTACCAGCAGCACCACTGGTTAGGGAAATAAAGTTATCAGATTCCAAATCATCTTTAGATTCTGCTAATTTTATAGTATTATCATCAATTTTCTCTACATGATATTGAGTTGCATCAGTTAAACCACCAATTGCTGTACCACCATCACTTGTATATGAGATAACATCACCTTGCACAAAACCATGATTTGCAATAGTTATAGTGTTATCTGTTGTATTTACAACTGAACCGCTTGTAGCATCAAATATATGTGTTGCTACAGTTTGATATTCATTAATTAAATCATCATTATCTACTGCATGAGAATTTATAGTAGATGATGTAGTTATAGGAAATGCAGTATCATTTAATTTAACATACAATAACCTATTTGCTTGATCCCATCTCACTAAACTAGCAGTTCTAGTAGTATCATAAGTTATAGTAGTACTATCAATAGTTTCAATACTACCATCACCATTTGTACCACCTGCAGTTGATGATAAAAATGTTTCACCAGCTGCAGTAGCATTTAATTTAACAATTTGATCAAATGCAATATCATGTCCAACTACAACACCTTGTAACTCATCAACTGTACTAGAGGTTCTCGGAACAAACTGAGTATATGTACAATTAATTTTTCTTATACCAAAGTTTGTTGTAGCTGGTAAAATTAATGTAAATTCATTATTATCACTATCAGGAGATGGTGGAAGATCATCTGAAATATTATTCAGTGTCAATCTAGTTATAGGAGTTGTGTATAAAACTTTACCAGTTAGTGGATATGGAGAATTTGACGATCCAAATCCATTAACTGTTGTTGTTAAAGTTCTTCTAGCACGTAAAGATTCTCTTATTCTTGCTTTTTTAAGAAGATCTGCTTTAAACCAATCAGTTCCGTTAGGTTCTGCATTTATACTTTTAGCACCTAATACTTCACCTGCAGAATCATCTACAGATAATGTAGTAGAACTAGTAACATTATTAATAATTCTTGGTTCTACTTCATTTGATTGAATAATAACGTCATCTGATTCAACAATAGCATCAATATCAATACTGTCAAAATCATTTGGAGAACCAACAAATATATATCCTTCAAAATCAGATCCTGCTCTTGGTGTAGAAGTAAATTCAACTACACTACCAAGTAAATTAAATGCTGTAATTAAATCAGGATATGCCTGAGGTCTTCCAAACTGTTTAGAAGATGGTATCTGTAATACTCCATCAATAAACAATAATAAATTAGCACTTATATTTGTTTCTGGTTTTGCTTTATGAATTAAACTGAATATTTCTCCATTAGAACTTCTTAAATCAAATACTGTATCAATTCCATTAAAAAATGGTGACATATCTTGAATAGCTTCTAATTCACCAACATAGAAAGAATTAAATGATACTCCGTCTTCTGGTGCTTCAGTAAATTCAATTACAGTATATTCATCTCCACTGCTAGGATTACTTGGTGTAGGATCTATACTTTGGAGTGTATATGATGGACCTCTTTTTTGAAGTATACCATTAATAATTATAAACAAATCAACACCAGTATTAATATTTACTCTTTCACCATCTTTCTTTAACTCAAATATTTTCTTATCTCCATCAAATCCACGATAAAAATTAGATACCGTAAGATTTCTTGGAATTATTTTCTCAACAGTAGTATTATCAGCAAATACTCTATCATTACTACTAGTTAATTGTGCTCTAGTTACAGTTAGATCATTTGTTGATACATTAGTAACTTTAACTACCTCATAGTTATCAAGAACCAAATAATCATTAGTAGTAATTCCAGTTGCATCTGCTACTGTAAATACAGTTTCATTAGTCAATAATCCAAATGGTTCATTTAATAAAGTATTAGTAGTTGTTTCTATAGCAGATACAACACCACTTTCTAAAATATCACTTGAACCAAAAGCAAGATCTCTATTAGCATTAGTTGTTTCTAATTCTTCTAACCATAATTCAAAATGATTAATTCTTATACCACTAAGATCTAAAACCTCAATAGTTAAATTTCCACCGCTAATATTAGTAAATGTTACTTGTAAATAAGTTCCAGAGTTTGGATCATTATCTATTGCAGTTATTTCTAATTCATCATCATCAGGACTTGTTAATCCTATGGAAGCATTATATTTAACTCTATCACCTACATTTATTCCTATTATATCTGCTAAAGTTAAATTAAATGTAGCATTATTAGCAACAACAGTTGAAACTAATCCTGTATTTACTATTTTACGATTAGCTTCTCTAACTACCCTAGCAATTCTTCCAGAAGATGTAGATGTCACAACATAGTCACCAACAACAAAATCTATAGGATCTTGCTTGACCATAACAACGTTTTTACTAACATCATCAAATTGATAATTTTTTGGATCTGGAGGAGTAATAGATTGACCATTAATAATTGTTTGATCACCTATACCCCTTCTTCTATAAAGTATACCAACAAATTGTCTACCAACTGTATTATCAGGACCTACAAATCGTTGTGGTGCCTCAAAGAAGTTAATTTTCCTAACACCACTTGTTATTGTTTTATATGCAATATCTGGTGTTTGAACTACGCCTGCAATATCAACTAGATACTCTTTTGAATTGATTACAGTTCCAGTTGGAATAACAAGTTGCCCATCTTCAATTTTATATGAGTATTGGTTGTTAATAATTCCATGTGTAGATGTTTCTAGAGATACACCTAAAGGATCAATCATAACAACTAAACTTTCATAAGAGAATCCATAATCAAATACTATATCTTTACTTCCATCTACCTCATAATCATCAGTTGACTGTAATACACCATCAACCCAAACAAAGTAACTTTCTTTAGAGGTTGGAAGAGATGGTTTTTGAGTTAAAGTAACTGCAGTTAATGCTGTTACAGTACCATTAGTAAATTCATTTTTTAAGAAACCGTTTAAAAACCGAACATTTATTTGAGACCCACCTTCAAGGTCTTGAGTGAATGAAATCTCTCCATTATTACTAGATGCAACAGCAAAACTACTCTTTAACTGACAAACACCATCAATAAGAACTAACCATTTATCTTCATCAATAGATGTGTATATTGATGATGGGAAAGGATTACCATCAATGTCTACCAATTGAATAGGACTGTTTGCACTTAATGCAGTAGTTTGTGTAGTACTATGATTATGAATAACCATATCTTCATTAAACTGTCTATAAGTCAATGTTTCATTTGCAGGCATCAATTCGCCATTATCCTTAACAGATTCAGTAAAATCAAGAGTTTTATCTGAGTCAGTTATAATCCATGATGTTCCATATGTTTGAACAATGTTATCAAGGATAATAACCATTTGATCTACATTATATCCTTCAATATAATTGATATCACCAGTTACTGCATCAGTAGGATTAGTTGGATTTACTGCCTTAAGTTCAAATGCAGTTTTTACACCATCAAACTGATCTGATATATCATCAAATACAGCAACAACAGATGTCTTTATATCTTTAACGTCAGTAAGTAATTTATTAAGAATATTAACCTCATCAAATCCTTTATTTCTACTAACAAAGTAATTATATTTTTGATTCATTCTAACGATGCTATTAACATCAGTAGATACTTTTAAAGTTGTTGAAGCACTAATAGTTTCTTTACTACTATTTTTTATCTCAGTGTTTGCAAATATTCTATATCCTGCAGGATGTGCTGCTCTTTGATATCCTTCTTTCCATGTGAGGAAAGGTGTTTGAGAAGATATTTCATATGCAAATTTTTGATATCTTAAACTATCCTGTATTTTATAAACACCAAATCCAAGATGTGATTTAGTATCTAAGAATTGTTTTGGTGTTTCTACTACAGAATCTAAAATTACTTCAGTAGTAGCAGCATATGCTTCGTCTACAAAACCATATGCACCTGAGTTTACACCAACCAATACATTTCCTACCTCAACTTCTTTATTAGAATTTTCCAATCTAACTATGGAACTATTAGGTTGCCATCCTTGATTTGTAGCAATAAATCCAAAATATTGATCTGTTATATTAGTTGGTGATTGTCCTATTATAACTTTCTCGTTAGTAATAAATGTAGATTTTTTAATAGAGACAACTGCAGTTGCTTTTCTTTCTAATAATATTACTTGATAGTATAGAACACTTTGACCTGCAGGCATTACAATTGCTTTATCAAATGCACCACCACTACTAACAGCATTACTGCTTGTAGGATCAACATAATCTGTTCCATTACTTGTATATCTGTTTTTCATAGTGATAGTATCAATAAATGCAAAGAAAATACCACTTTCTACAAATTTAATTTGTTGGTCTACTGTATCTTGATAATATGCTCTTATTCTATAAGAATCATCATCTCTAAAATATTCTTTAAAATTAAATTTAAATTGTAAATCACCACTTGTATTAAGTGTTGCAAAATAATATTTCTCAATATCTAATGTAGGTGCAGAGGAATATCTAATACCCTCAAATGTAATATCTAAATCTAATAATTGACCATTTACTACTGTTGGAGATAATCTAACATGACTAGGATCTCCAACAGGTAATCCACCACCACTAACAACAACTCTTGGTGTAAATACGTATCCTTCACCTGGATCTGTAACAGTTACATCAGTAACTACAAAGTTTTGAGATATTTTTGATATTTGTGGAAATCTTAATTTAGGTTTATTATCTGATGCAGGATTATATCCATAACCAGAACTAATTGCTTGAACTGATTGAATAGTACCTACACTATCAGATTTTGGTTCTAATATAGCATTTACACCTGCATCACTAGTTACACCACTAATACCTGGCAATATATCATAATCAAATCCACCAGATGTCATAGTAGCAACCTCTATAGGTCCTGATGCATTAGGAGATACTGTTGTATATCTAAAAGTATTACCATTATATCCACTAAGAAATGCACTAGGATCTTCTGGAGTGTATATTTCAAAATCAGATGTACTTGAATTAACTACCTTATATTCACCATTGACTGGTTCTGGAAGAGTAGTTACATGAACATCAATAATGTTTGGATCTGTTAAATTAGTAAATCTTAAAACATATTCTGTTAAATCGGAAGAATCTGGACGTATTGTAAATGATAATAATTCATTAGTTTGGGGATCTATTTCTTTACTAACATTAACATCAAAATATTCTTTTTGTTTACCACTTGCACCAGGCGTGAAGAAAGATATTAAATATGAATCACTATTATTATTTTTAGTGTATTTGTAAGTTGATCCTTCATAAAGTGTCTTAAAGTAATTTCCATTTGTTAAAGTAAAATTACCTGCACTAAATGTAGTACCAGATAGAGTTAAATTAATATTTTCTACTTTTGCAGTTGCTGCTTTAATAGTTACATCATCATTTATTGTTAATCCATTATTTTGAGCATTAATTTTAGTCAATATTCTATTTTCTTCATATTTTCCAACTTTAGCAAAAACTCTACCTAATCTACTTACTGTAGTTCTAGGATAATGTTGCCCAACAGTAGTTTCAAAGGTTCCTCTCTCTACAATCAATAAATGTTTATATGTAGAAGTTTGTATATTAATATTCTCACTAACAACTGCAGTTGGATCGTATGTTGTAACACCTGCAACTATTTCTGCTATTGGACTAGCATCAAATGTTCCTTGATCAAATACTAAATCTTGTATATTACTATCACCATCTAAATCTACAACAGCAGCATTAGGATTAGGTGCTCCACCTGTTAAACTTTGCAATACCTGATTAAAATATAGGTAATATTGTGTACCAGATTGAGTACCAGTTCCATCTACAATTCTAGTTCTTACGAAATTTTCTTCTTTAGTAATTTGTATATCAACAATAGTAGCATTTTCACTATTAATTTGTATAACATCTCCAACAATAAAAGGAGAACTATCAAACACCTCAATAGCATCCATTAATGTTATTGCAGAATTTGTTGTATGTGATGCAGCTAATGTTCCTGATTGTCCTCTATTAACAAATATATGCCCAGTACCTAATTTAACTACTTTCATATACTCATCATCAATTTTAATATATTTTACTTGTGTGTTTGAATATAAATCTGATATAGTTCCATTATTAAAACTTCCTACAGAAAAATAAGTATCAACACTACTAATATTTTGTGTTAACAATGCTGTAACTACATTAGCACCAACAGATATACCATTTATATCATCACCTGATAATTCACTTACTTTACTATTATCTACTGCTAAAGATGTATCAAATATTTCATCATTAATTGTTGGTGTACCAGTTACATTACTCAAATACATTCTTCTGGTAAGTTGATCAATACTGTGTACAGTTGCTTGGAATCCAGAACCATTTTTTATAGTAATACCAGATACAAAATGTTGTGCTTCATCGTAATATTCAAGATAATCATATTGTGTAGCAGTAACACTAGATACTAATTTACCAGATAATACACTAACAAATCCACCAGCTCCAAACCCAGATGTACCACTATTATCAAACTTAACAACATCACCAATTTTATATCCATCACCACCACTTACAATATCAATAGAATCAAGAGATGCAAGTGCTGATGTAGGAACTGATTTTATACTAAAAGCACCTCTATCAATAGATTTTGATACTGAGGTAGAATCAGCAGTAACATATCTCTTAACGCCAGTTATAGCATCAATATTAACAACTTCTAAATCATTAAAGTCCTGATATGTTACTCCTGCAAATTTAGGACCGACAAAGAAAGGGAATCCACTTTCTATAATATTATTGATAGATAAATCAAATGTCATAAAATATGCATATACACCATCAGGATATTCTGGTGTAACACAAAATCTACCATTCTGTTCATCTAAATCAGAACCTGCAGCAGACCAAACATAATCTTCTGCAAAAGAACCATAACCATAGATACCAAGACCATCGTAAGTTGCACTATTATTTCTAATAGCATTATTATTACTAGAATGTTCTGCTGCTGTTAATGTATTATAACCACTCTCCATTTTTTTAATTTGAGTGTTATCTGCTTTAAGTGCATTTCTATATCCATAAGGACCATATATTGGAGCACCATCTAACGCCCAACCTATAATTGGTGAATGTACTGTAGGATCATTAAGATTAATAGAAGTTACAACACCATCTATTTTTAATTGTAGATTTCTTGGAGGTCCTAATGCTGTTAATTTTTTAGCAATTTTAGTTTCACCATCTTCCTGTATTACTCTATCTCCTGTTAAAAACAATCCTGAGTCATTATCATAAAATTCAATTTGATTTTGATCAAAATTATTAATTAAATTCCATTTAGTTGCATTTGGAAGTAATATATCTCCAGAACCTGGTTCTGCAATACTTAATGTAACTCCTAGATCTGAATAGTTTATACCACTGTTTATAACCTTTAATTCAGTAATTGAACCAGCAGATAATTTAGGAACAATAACACCACCACTTCCAGTTTGTGCATTATCTTTAATTGTTATGATTGGTGGACTATTATAGTTGTTACCACCATTAATAACTGTTGCATCTATAATTCTACCATTAGATATCGTCACAAAACCAGTAGCACTAGTTCCTTTTATAAGTTCATAAGTAGGATCTTGTTTATATCTTCTACCTGGTTCTGTAACATTGACTTTAGCAATAGCACCTGTTACAAAGGCAGATAATATAGCATTTTCAGTAACACCAGCTTGTTCACCAAGAACTGGGGTGACTCTTACTGTAGGTTGTTTAGTATAACCCTTTCCAGCATCTATAATTCTTATTTTTGTAATTGCACCAGCAACAACAATTGGTTGTACTATAGCTGGTGAAAAATCATTACCTGTAAACTCAGTATCAGTAGGATCTTTAACAACGTCAATAACAATATTTTTAGGATAACCTAAACCACGTTTTTCAATAAAGATTTCTTTTAATGATCCATTTACTATTAATTCTGCTTCAGCACGTATTCCTTCAAAACCAGTTGCTCCAGAAGTTGGTACTAATGTAAGGTCTTCTCCCGTATCTCCTCTTGGTACATCAAGACGAATTACTGGTGGATTATTAACATTAAAATGATCTCCACCAGATTCTATATCAATACTCTCTATTTTACCTCTAGTAAATGTTATAGCACTTTTCCAACTAAGTATGGCAGTTCCATCTCTTAAAAATCCTACTGGTTCATTTATTGGTATATTTTGTTTACTTCCCTCTGGACTACGTTGAAATGTTCTAGGAAACTGTCTGATATATTTTCCATCTTCTAAAAGGACATTAGGTGGTACAGGGAATGTTTCATAGAAAGGAATACTAGAAGTATACACATATGCAGAAACATCGTTATACCATACGGTATTAACTCCAGATAAGAATCCATTTCTAGTAGTACAAGGTATAAGATCATTAAAATACCAACTATTGATAATTTTATCATTTACCTCTATAATATCCTTTACTTGACCAATATCTCCAACTTGATATGATGTAAGTGTAGAATCTATTGAAAATCCAGAAACACCTGCATATATTACAAAAAATATGTCAGGTCTGGTTTTTACAGTAGTTAAAGAGTCAAAATCGTAAATTACTTGACCAATCTTATATTTTGTACTATTAAAGTCCTTTACTTTGAAATAATTCAAAGTTTTTTCTGTATATTCAACTAATTGTTGTCCAATACGCAAAAACCCCTTTGTAGGGAATTCATACGTAGAATCTACAAATAATTTGTCATCAATTAACGTAGAAGTGATTTTTGTGAATCTTGTCGGATTTAAAAGAGATCCATTTGATAATTCTACCTCATATACCTGACTAGAGGTAGAAAAGGTGTTTTCTACAGTTTGAACTGGAAATTCATTGTTTCCTTGTATTAAACAATCGCCATCAAGTGATCTTGTGTCATAATCGTCTAATGCTTCAATTCTAACTATCTCTTTACTTTGATAAGTTGCATTTGAAGCATCTATTAGAGATTCATTGTAATTTTTAAGTTCTGGTTTCTCTTGAAAGAGAAATTTGAAATAATAGTCAATACCTTGAGGTGTTCCTTTAGCAAGATAGAAATCTTTTGCTTTTTTTAGAAGAAAATCAACATTTACAAGATCTAAATTATCAAGTAAGACATTTTGGGGAAAATCAATTAAATATTGCTCTCTAATTTGTTCTAAGAAATATAAAACGTAATTATAGGATTGATTAAGAACAATTGAAGCATCTGAGTGGGATTCAGCGACTGTTACGTTATTTGCCTTAAATCCATTCTCAACAGATAAGGTATTGTAAGTCCATCCTCTACTACACTCATTAAAAACGGTTTTATCTACACCACCGTCGGTTATACTCTGTTTTCTCTTGTAAAATATGACCTCAGAATCAATTTTAAGGAGTCCGTTGTTTAACGGGAAGTCAACATGTCCTAATACTGTAATAGACGTGTCTGAGGCGGTTATAGCACCGTCTAGAGTTGCTTGTGCGTCTGCTGCAGTATATGTATCAATATCAATAAGATCTGTGATGCCATTTAGTATATCAAGAGCATTTCCATTAGTTTCTAAGAACCTATAATAGTCCTTAAAGAAATTAATGAAATTTGGATACTCATTGGACAGGTAACTTGGAACCTGTTGCTCAATAGCATTCGATACTTGCAAAGAATTGAACATTAGCTATAAACTGGTGTTTGACCTACTCCTGATGTTCTAGATGAGGACGAAATATCATCTAAAATTGTTGTAACTGTAATATCTGCATCTGATATTGTTAAATACAGATCTCGTAAAGCAATAATGTCATTTGAGGCAGGAATCATTGATAAAGAAATGAATGGAGTTCCTCCTACAGTAGAACTTATATTAATACCATTAATATTTATTTCACCCATCATATAATCAATAGTTCCAATGTTTTGACTATAATATTTTTTCTCATTTCCCTCTACACGGTAAATTGCAATATTATTTGTTCCAAATTTTTCCAAATACCAAATATACGATTGATCTTCACCTGTTAGTTTGAATCCACTGGATATAATATCAGTATTTTGTGAAATTACGTTACCATAGCAAATTTTGTAAGATGCAAATACATTAGTAAGTGCCTCAATGTTCTTTTTCATCCTAATACGTGTAATATTAGATGTTATACCAATATCTGCATCATCAATAAGTGATACTAAATTAGAATACTTAAATTTACCGTTAAAACGCTCTAAATCTTTAGTATTACCAAAATTCTGAATAGTTGACCTTACTACGTTTGTAATATCTGGTGCTTTTCTGCGTGTGTTGTTACTATTGTAATAAACAAAGGAAGATATCTCTAAAAACAAGAAAGATGGATCCTGTATCTCAGGTATAACGCTCAAAATAGTGTATTTCTTAATTGACTTCTGTAATTCCTTTTTAGCAGTAGTTGTAAGTTTATCTGCACCATTAGGTTTTGCCACAATATACACTTTTCCATATTGCGGAGGACTTGCTTCTTCTCCACCATAAACTGACAAGGATTGTAAATTAGGATACAATTCCGCAACTAAAGTTTCATAGTCCCGTACAGTTACAGCTCTTCGCTGAGAAGAATAAAATCTTGGAGCTAGATATTTGATAGATGTAACATCTTCTGGATCAGCACCGCCAACAGAATTGGTAGTTACGGTAATTGTAGGTTGTAAATCCGTAATTGTAGTAGAACCACTGATAATAGTACCTACAAATTCAAAAGTACTACACTCATTTCCTAATGCTTTATTAGTATTAAGGTACTCTATAGAAATTTGATCGTTATTTTGTATCTTACGTCCAAATACTCCGTCTCCAAATATAATTTCATACTGTTCACTCTTATTTTCCTGTATAAAGTATACTCTATCAGTTGCAGAGATCTCAGTAATGTCTTTTACTGCTCTATATGACAAAGGAACAGTAGTATCGAAGTGATCTACAATTACTGTGAGTAAATCTACGTCTGCATCAGCACTTGGTATGATAAATGACTGTTTTGTAGTTGTATCTACTGTATAATTGAGTTGTAAAAGATTTCCTTGGTAAATGTCAATATCTGTAAAGGTGATACGACGTACTCCATTACCATCAATATATGATTCTCTTGTAATATCAGATAAAACACTAAAAACAAAAGTTCCCTCTCCATTTTTACCTACAAAGGCAGTTCCTTTTTTTAAGGTAAGTGATTCTTGAGAAGGTGTTACAACAAAGTCCATTGTAATGGTTGCTTTTGCTGCTTTTGCTGACCTTGGGGTATATCCAACTAACTTAGCAAGTGATACTACATTCTCTCTTATGGAGGCACTATCAAAAAAGACCTCATTCGCCACCAGGTTGGCGTTTAAGGCACTGTAATAGGTGTTATAGGATAATACATCCAATAACTGTGATAATACCGATCCCTCGAAGTTATAATCACTAAAAGTATCAGAAGATCTCATGAACTCCTTCAAACTTGTTTTTACCTCTTCAAAGTCGAGATTAGTTATTTGATTAAATGCCATTATACTCTTTCTAGTATTAAATTAAGAGATTGTGGATCTAGTGGTATGCCTATAATCCTATAAAATATTGTTATATCCAAAGAATTTCCATCAATATCATCAATTACGTCAACATCTAGTAATTTTATCCTTGGTTCATATGCTGTTAAGGCATCTTCTATAGCAATTCTTATATCATCTGCTGTTGCCATGCTAAAATTCTCGAATAAAGACCCAACAACAGTGCTTCCGAAGTATGGACGAAACGCTCTATCACCCCTAGTGGTCAAAACGATGTTTTTTACTGCAAATTTGATCGCTTCAGCGTTCTTCAGCAGTGGTAAATCCGAAGTAATAGGATTTTTCTCAAAATTGGGGTTTAAATCGACGAATTTTTTCGAGACAGTCGCCATTTTTTAGTTGACTTTACCTTTTATATATCAAGGTTTTGGAGAATCTTCCTTTTTTTCCGTTTTTGGCGGTTGTGAAGGGTATTCACTGATCAATTTCTTGCCAGATTTGATAAATTCTTCACTTTTATCGACTCT